AATCATTCCCACTCAATTATTTACGATAACCATAACCAATTGAGTGATAACATTTTTCCAAATCTCAATTTTTCCCGTACCGTTTTATATACCGTCACCGGAAATCAGTGCCACGATTTTTGCTTCTTCAGTGAATCGTATTGCTGCTCGCAGAATTCCCCTGCGATACGATACTTTTCAGCCTCAGCTGCTGTTGCGTTGTAAACTCGGTTGCTTTCTTCAAGCATGTCGGCGAGCACACCGATGACCTTGCTGGCTGGCGTGCCAGGGGGGAAAGATCCGGTATAGTGTTCGGCGAGCCGCCTGGTTTTGTCAAGCTCGGCGCGCATGCTGTCAGCAGCGGAATTAGCATACTCAGCATCAGCACGCGCCGCATCGATACGGGATTGTGCTTCACGTTCAATTTGTGTTTTCTCCTGCTCACGCTGTGACCTTAACTTATCATCAGCCTGTTTCTGATCTTCCTTCGCCTGCGCATACCCGGCATCGTACTGACGGATGCCGTGCACATTCCAGGCAACAACTCCTGATATGACCAGAACAGCAAGCATCGCCACGATAAGTAACTGTTTACGGTATGCTTTTACAAATGCCCAGATCATACCGCCAGTACCTTACTTGCTGTGATGTACCGCGCACGCCGGTCGTCGATACCGTTTCTGCCACCATTGATAATCAGAGTTACACGTGCAATATCGCCGGTATACTTCATGCATCCTTTGCTGGCGAAGAACCACGCCGCGCTACGAGCCGCATATTCGTCCTGCGCCAGCAGTTCAGGGCTCTCCAGCAGGTCAACCTTCAGACCGTTTCCGCAATCACGATAGTTATTCAAACCGGTAATCTGGATAAGTCCGCGCCCTCGGTAATTCCAGCCATCACCAGGGGCATTGTTCCCCATGCGTTTGCTGTATACCAGATTTGCGATCGCGCGCTGGCGCTCAAGTGGCAATGGTGGTTCACCAGCACGGCGCCCCAGTGCATTAGCCTGCCCCTGAGTGAGACGCCCAGCCCGAACGAAGTTAGCCAGTCCGCTGACACTGTAGTTGAAATTCTCCTGCAACCTGGTGAAGCCCCCAGACTCATGCCCGACTTGAGCAATAAACATTGCCTGATCTTCTGCTTTGCTGATACCAAACTCTTTCATCGCAGAAGTTATATGCGAGAACCAGCGTGCGGCCAGTGCCTCGCTGATACCAGCAGCTCGCTGGAATTGTTTAATCTCCATGTTTAGACCTCGATACTTTAAAAATTTGAACGACGTTACCGCGCGTTTTAATAACCGCAGCCAGCATGACAGCGTTGATAATGACCTCAGATAAATCCACAGCCATTGGCGTACGTAACCAGATTGCATAGGCGACTCGAACAGGAATACTGGCCGCAGCAACAATCAGGAAATAAGCAAGCCATCCTCCCCACCTTCGATGTTGAGAGCCGTTACGCCGGAATGTGACAACGCGAATTGCTATGCCAGTGCAAATAACTGCATTGGTGATAAGCAAAAAAAACTCATGCGTTACCATCGTCTTTTCTCCCCGGAATTAACTCGCGTGGATTATCGGAACGGTGATAGAGCCATATACCAATACGCACAGCGACAATTGCTGACACGAATGCGCCTGCAGAGAAAACAATCCCTTTTTCAAAAGAGTCCTGCGTGATGGTAGGGATCAGGCTGGCTATGCCGATAAGAATTGATGCTGCTGGTTTGTAAAAGAGAAGGCCACAAAGAAAGCTGAGCATCGAAAGGAGCACCCGGCGACGGATGGGGTACTCTACTGCAGAGGTAACAAAAATTACCGCCCCAGCCAAAGCCCCTAAAGCAACCTCCGGAGGGACACCTGCAATAACCGCAGCAAGAGAACCAAAACTAAGCAACTGATTTAATTGCTCACTTGTTACTTGAGCAGACATACTTTCTCCTGTTTACTATCTATAAGCCAGTCAATTATTGATGACTAACCCCCGCATAGTAAACCATATATGAATCATTATTGTTCCATATCATATATCTCAATAAAAGTACTAATGATTTTACAGAACGAGCCAGCAGAGTGAGGGCAGTTGTACAGGAACCATAGACTTAATTTTGTATTTAATAATGCTATGGTGTAATAAACCTGAACATGTATTTAAAATACGTACTGATTCATGATAGAATTCAAGGATAACTTTTCACAAACTCCGTTTTTGATACCCGCAAAATATTGCGGGCTTTTTTTTTAACGTTCTTCCAGAGACTGAATCCGCTCTTTTATCTTATCCATTTCTCTGCGCTGCCATGCTGCCTCGATATAGAATAAGAGATCAGGTCTGACCCCCCATCTAGATCCTGCTGGCGTTATTTCAACGCGCTCAATGATGTCTTCCATTACCATCACTGGATTATCATCCTCATCAACAATAATGCTCCCGTCATTATCAGTCAGCGGCATTTCCCTTTGGCCAGTAATGACGTCATCATATACTGCGGGATAATCGTCATAGCAAAGAAACGCATAGCGGCATGTTGTGCTTTCTTCTTCCATGAGTCCGTGAGAAATAAGAACATCACGAAGTTGCTGCGCGATTACACCATGATGTATCCTCGCCCCTTCTTCCCCCTTTATAGCGACAGCGTTCAGCCATTTATAAGCGATATACCTGACGTCACCCCAGGCATCCAGCAATGCTTCGTCAGGAGAGACCGGCTCTGTCTTTAATGTTCCGTCACTGGTAACCACAGGATTGGAGCCAAGATAAACTGTCGAGAACCTGTTTCCCGGACCACCAAGAGCATTTACATTATCAAGATAAGGTTTAACATCTCCGTTCTCAAAAAGATGTTCGAGTGCGTTATATACCGCGCGACGTGGAGTACTGCTTCCGGAACCATGCAACGTTATCATTGCACCATCTGCTGAAGACGTTGTTTCACCGCCGCTAACGATTAATCTCTGAGCGGTAACATCATCAGACGGTACTTTCTTCGCAATAATGGCGTAATTACCCTCAAGTTTGACTTCCGCGCGAACTTGTCCTGATGTACCTGCATGGACAGTCAGTGACTGGACGGCAACATCATCTGTGAAATCAACGGGTACAGGAACCGTCCTCACGCCTGACGTCGACATAAAAGTAGGAAGCGTTCTGTTAGGAGTGGCTCCGTAGACAAAATCCCTTGAAACAAATTCTTCCTGTTTAATTTTCACCCTGAAACAATACAAATCAGCCGGGTGACCATCGTGAACATAAGGATATTTTCTGTTGTTATCCCCTATGCTCCATGGGTTTAGAAAGTCTTCCCCACCGAAAATGTAGTACAGCCAGTTGTCTTTGATACAAACTGAACCAACACCAACCGCAGAGTTAACTATTCCGCCCTGATAAATCTGATCAGTAACATTAACCCACTCTACATTATCCAGACTCCACTCATTGACGTTAACTCTGGTCATAAATGTTCTTGGATAATTTCCTGCATAACGGTTATCAGGTTCTCCTCCTTCCCACTCACCAAATGCGCGCTCACTGCCAAAAATAATCAGCTCATCGCCAACTTTGGCAAAAGGAAGGTTTGAGTGATGAACATTATTTGGGAAGCGAAGAGAATTCCATGATGTACCTAAATCAGAGCTTCTGTGCAATGAACTACCGGGTTGAGTACTTAATGTCCCCCTGGTCGTCAGATACAGAATGCCATCATAATATTTTACACATGGCTCAGATGCATTCGCCTCATATTCTGCAGGTATGCGTCTGCGAACAAAGCTACCAGGAGAACCGAAAGCATCAGAGAAATAGAGTATCCCAAGCTCGCGTGGACCAATATCACCATTATGGTAGCCAACAGCAAAACTGTTATCGCTAATCGTCGCAAAACTGTGAATCTCAGTAACAGGAGTGCTTCCGTCAACAAAAGAAGGAATAGTTCCAAGACTGGTTTTTCTCCATGGTGACGAGTGAAATGATGTACCAAAACTCCAGTATCTACCCTCGTTATTCTGATCCACATCCTGGGTATTTTGCGTCGTAACTGTAAAAGTATTTTTATCAATAACAGTAGTCACCGTCATATTCCCGGTAACACCTGTAACACCAGAGTTTGAGAAGTTGACAAAATCACCAGCAAATAATCCGTGATCAGTAATGCGAATATAAGCGACTTGCTGATTTGCTGCTTTCGTTATACCACCATAAACGCGAAGGCTGCGACTCATTGGGCGATCCCACAACTCTGCAACCTGCAGTTTATTTCCGCTCACGGTCCGCGTCTCAATTACAGCAAAAAGGCGATTTCTGACAACCCCCATACTCATGCAGTGATAGTTAACTGTGGGATAGTTTTCATGTAAATCTGTAAGCCATTCCGGCGTTGTCCAGGTCTTCCCGTCATCTCCTGAGCGAACCCATGCAACATGGAGGTTATTTACACCATGGCGGTCTCCAGCCATAAAAGGCGCATAGATGACATTGTCATATACAAACGTTTTATCCTGCGTCCAGGCGTTGTACCACGGTGTATCTGTAATTTTAAATAACTCTCCCTGGATAAAATCTTCAGAAGCATAAAAAAGAGGCTGGCCCGGTATTCTCTCAAATAAAAAACGAGCATTTTTAAATCGACTGACATCCGGAAGAGTTGATACTTTAAAAGTAAGCCCTAATCCGTCAATTCTATAACCTGGAGATGAGGCTTCAAGGCACGCGCTTATTGCAGTGGAATCGTCATTTATACCATCACCAACAGCTCCAAAATCTTTGGGGCTAATAGCATCACGCATTTTATCCTGGAACGTTCGGTACACAGCCCCAGAACCATACTGAATAAACCAACCAAAACCACCAACAACCCCGGCGATTGCAGCATCGACATAATTACGCATTGAGCGATTATTTACAGCGTCCTGCTCAAATGATGGATCTGCAAGGTTAGAAATTTTGTTTTGCTTTGCATCGTAATATTTTGCAAGCAAAGATGGTTTCATCAATGCACGTCTGAACCACCCAAAACATTGCTGGATCAGCATCGTCAGGTAGTCAAAGGCATCTTCATGCACTTCGGGGAAAAATTTTCCCTGATTGCGAAGGTCTGTCTCCTGCACTACATCAAGCACACGATCTATCGTAATTCGCCATCCAGTAGCAAGCGGAGACGGAAGAACCACAGAACCGCCACTATAAGTGCCCGCCCCAGTTACCGTATAACCGGTATCCAGAACCAATTCTGTTACGTTTCCGTTCAGGTCAGACACCTGAACAACCAGGTCTGATTTTCTGAAAATTCGAAAAGTATACGGAAACGATGTCGTAACGCCGTTACCGGTGTATTCGTTGTGGTCAACTTCGGTTGAGACCGTCATGTTAAATCTCCAGATAGTCGCAGCACCCGTTGCGCCGCATATCTGGTTATTCTATTACCTGGAAAACCACATATGGATAGAAAGGCTGTAAATACGAATAGATATTACCTTTCAGGTGATTTGCAAAACGTGCTGGATAGCAAACAAATTATTTGCTACTGTATAAATATACAGTTATTGCATGGAGAAGATAAGATGCAGCAGTATCACTATCCACTGGAAGACGGATTTACCGAAAGGATTCACACGCCGGGAGGCGTCAGGTCACTGGTGGAGGGATCGCACTTGATGAAATTACTCCGGGATCTCGATAAGGATGGATTTAATGTCGATGGCCCACTTGCCGAACTGACTGCACTGATTAACTACGTCACCAGCTCACAGATGTCTATGCGGGATCTGCAAACACATCTCGACTATTGTGCCGAACAATTACGAAAACAAACCAGATAAGATTTGAAATTACCAATAGGAGTGCTTATATTTACCTTTGCGGTAAATTTACATCGCACTCCTCTTGTGCCATAGTAATCGGGCACTGGCAAAATCCAGTGCCGGGATTGGCGTCCCGGGTTACTAAGTGGCGCATACCACGCCAGACGTGGTTTTTTTATGCGTTAAGCACAGCTATATCCGAATTATGGTGGGCTGGGCAGGGGTCCGAAAGGACGCCGGTACCACTTAGGCCGGTACGCCAACCTTGTCCAGTTCACCACCAGTAATTGGCGTTGCGGTGGTGATTAAAATCACTAAGTGGAGATAACCACCATGGCTAATGCTCAAACTGCCATCTTCAAATTTGAATCTGTTAACCCTATCCGTTCCATCATTATCGATGGCCGACCATGGTTTGTAGCCCAAGACGTTTGTAGTGCGCTGCGTATCCAAAACGTCACCCAAGCACTTGAAAAACTGGATGATGATGAAAGGTCTATGTTCAACATAGGGCATGAACATCGTGCAATTTTTGACAGCCGAGTAAAAGAGATCAACATTATCTCCGAGTCAGGCCTCTACACACTGATCCTCCGCTGCCGCGACGCAGTGACACCAGGCACTATCCCCTACCGCTTTCGTAAATGGGTTACAGGTGAGGTTCTTCCTCAGATCCGCCGCACCGGAAGTTACATTAAAAACTCGCTCCCGCAGGAAGAACGCATAAAGATGGTTGCCGACCAGGTAGCCAACGCCACGGCGTCAGCAGTAATGCAGGCGATGAAGATAGAGAACAAAACCTACAGTGCCCCGCTGAAGCCCGGCTACCGCAGTCTGATTCATTCCCCATCTGGTGTTCTCGGCCTGACGGAGCACTCACTGCTGATGAATCTGCTGAACCAGTTACAGGAAGACGGGCACGACGTATCGGGCGCGGCGGCGGAGCTGACCACCATGTTCTGCTACATCGTCGGTGTAAGCAAATGCCTGCGTGATATCCAGACGCACGCGGAGTACATCAACGACAAGGCTGGGTTCTTCTGACGGGCGGCGGCACAGGGATGTGCTTCTGACATAATCATTTGCGGTGTGATGTAGATTCACGTAAGATTACCTTAAAGGTAAACCATGGGTTTACATGAGGAGGAGATATGGGATTTTGGTTCGCTCGTACAAAAACGAGGGATAATGCACCCAGCCCTCAGGCAAAAAATGCAGAAGTTCCGGCGTCAGCGCAGGTTAACAAGCGTGGTGGAGTATATATCTCATCACAGCAAATTTCTGAGCTTCCTGAGGTTAAGGAGATGCGTCGTCTCGCTGCTGCAATTGTTAAACAGGATCTTGCCACTGTAAGGAAATAGTGTTGTTAGCTCTTCTAATTATCCCCATTCTGGTTAGTGGTTATATTATGATAACCGCTAACCAGTATCATTATTTCCGTTTATACCGACATGAAGGCCAGCTTCTTTATATGAAAGTAGCTGCATTAGGTACATATTGCCTTGTTGCATCAGTAATAATTGCAGCCGCTATAAAATATAAATGGCCTGATTTTCACCTAGTTCACGATATGGTGGAAACTTTTAATGTAACATCAAAACCAGAAACAGATAGAATTTACATGTGGCTGCTTCTTCTCTCAGCCACATCCATTTGCTTCTCTTTGTGTTATGTGTCTGTTGTGTGGGTGAAAGATTTTCTTCTTGGTTGTTTTTATAAACGTGATATTTACGAGCAAAAAACAGAGGCAATGAAGGCCAGAGTACTGCGAAAAACTTACTCGCAAGGTTCTTTAGACTTACTATTGCTTGATGCTATTGAATCGGATCCTAAACGACCAATGTTGATTACTTTATCATCAAACAAAGTGTATGTTGGAATAATAAATGGTTCTGGTGAACCAACGGAAAATCAGGGTCCGCATCAGCACATATCTTTTGTTCCTTTAATGTCAGGATACAGGAACAAAGAAAACTTATCTGTCACATTCACTAATGCTTATCCAGGAGAAATACAGGTCAAGCGGACTGCAGCAATAAGAGGAATTAGCAGAAAGAAAGTGCCAGGACTTGAGATCATGGTGTCTATTGACGAAATAAGTTATATATCATGGTTTGATTTTGAAGTATATAAAGCAACAAATAACAAAGTAGAATCCAGGGGGCACGTTATTCGTGTTACCAAAAATGGAAGAAATATATATCAAAGAAATAGCAAAAAAGAATAGCCCGCGCTGCGGGCTTTTTTGTGGACGAAACAAAAGCCAGTGCTACACTCATTGACGCCACATTGAGGTGGCTTATAGATGGAAATTTCACAATGAAAAAAGCATTTGCTGCACTGTTCGTTTTGTTGTCTCTGGTAGCTTCAACTCAGGCCTTTGCCGGTCGTTGTCAGCACGACAGCGATACCGCCGCTGACGGCTCCCGCTGCGGTGGGCGTTCTGCGGATTCCCGCCCGGGCGGCGGTGGCATTCGTTAAAAACAAGGCCGCGAAAGCGGCCTGTGACATGTCACACTACATTGATATATGATTCATAAAGTAGCTTAAAGATTTACTTCCCAGAAAAGAAATTTCTTTTCCTGGATATGTCGCAATAATTGAGCATGACTTATCCCCGTTAGAGGTAACAAATCCTGAATAACCTACTTGTTCTTTACCATTTTGTTGCTTGGCTAAAAAGTAGAGGTAGCTTATCTTTTTGCCCTCTGGGTAAAACTCTGCCAAACCAGTATCGGTGATTGAATATTTTATTCTCCCGCCTTGAGTAACGTTTTCCATCTCAAGTTTAGCTATGTCTTTTCTGTTGTATTCAGCATTGATTTTCCTTTCGAAATCAATGTTGTTTTCAAATGAGTAGGAAGCAACAGTCTGAATAGATGGGAACACGTTTATCTGGATGCCTCCACAGTCGGCACAGGTATAAAGGTATGAATCAGATGGAATCCCCATAAAAGAAAACTGAGTTACCTTAAATTTATCGCTATCTCCAAAGTATTGAAGTTCGCATTTAACATTTTGCCCTGCAAAAGAAAATGCAGACATCAATATTGAAACAAAAAATATAATTGCCTTCATTATTATTTACCTAGTATGAACTGCGATGGTGGGATCAGAAAGTCGTTACCCTGCTCACGCTCAACACGGCGCTGATAACGCTCAAGAGAGCCTGGGTCAAGGGCATCTTGTATCCGGTTCAATATTAAACCATTCATCGCCGTACGAAGCCAGAACACGTTGAGGAATGGCGTATTGTCAAGTGCCGTGCGATACCAGTCACCCAAATCTGCATCCCCTCTCGTGGTCTGCTGGAGCAGCGTGATAATGCTGTCAGCGTTCGATGCTGCTGGCCCCATTAGCGACGTAACCGGCCCGGCCCCCATGCGGTTGACCTCGCCAAACATGAAGTCACCCAAGATGCCAAGACCGCCCCCCTGAGATGCGGCTGCGAGAAACGTCTTGGCATCTGCCGGGCGTGGTGTTTGCCCTTTCAGCATGAGTTTTGACTGCATGGAGATATAACCAAACATAGTCGCCCAGACAAAGAGGTTTGCAGCACCAAGGAAAGCCCCCTTCCCGTTACGTAGCAGCGCATTCGTCAGCGATCCGGTTTTCGACTCACCAAGCCCAGCAGGAATATAACCACGCCCGAATACTTCGCGTCCTAGTACGTTCTGCATGAAGCTTGCAGTGAACGATTTGTACTGACCAGCGAATCGTATTGCTTCCCCAGCCACCGTTCCTGGCACCGTGCCCATCTTCATAAACGCCTGCGTGCGATCGCCAGGCTCTGACATGGCGATATTCAGGCGGTCAAGGATGTAGCCGCGCAACTGCCCTTCCAATTGATCGCGTGCGTCAGCGATAGCGCGCTGCGTTGGTTTGATCCCCTTACTCTCTACATAACCGGCAATCACTTCGTCAGGCACGCCGCGGATGCCGCTGGTCGTCATGAACTTACGACCTTCGCTATCGGCCATGTCCATGTTGCGAAAAATTTCCCACTCACGTTCGCCAATACCGTGCAGATCCAGCACGCGTCGCAGGTCTTCCGGTAGCCGCGCATGAGACTGGTCAGCATTCTTTGCAAGCCAGTTGGTTATCATCATGGCGTTGCTGTTGCGACCGCTCTCGGTCCAGAAGTTCATGAGGTTGTACTTAAAGAAAAGCTGCTGCGCGCGACCAAGCTTTCCATTCAGCGTGTCATCACCAGATATGCGCCGGATGATTTCCTGCGTCATGGAGTCGGAATAAACTCCGATAGAGGAAAGGATCTCTTTCTGCTCCGCGCTGTTGTAACGCGTGAAGCGGCCTCTCATAGCACCAAGCAACGCCTGCATAAAATTCTGCCCTTGGTAGCGCATCTCGGTAGCGGCGATAGGCACGTCGTTAAACGATGAGATTACCGCGCCACCAAGTTGGCTCATACGCAACCAGCCGCGTACAGCCGCCGACGCATTGGCCCAGCCTACGCTGCCAGGAATATTTAGCGAGCCGTCAACCTGCGGCATTACGGTACGGTTAATGCGACGCACCTTCGTCATGTAGTCAGCCAACGCTGCCGGTCTTCCGGATTTGCTGATATCTTCAGCAATGGCGTCCGTCAGGTACTTAAACATGTTCTGTGGGTTAGTGCCCAGTACGCGCATCATGCCCGTTGTGCGGGCAGCGCTGTTTAAGCCACCAAACAGCGCTTCTCGCAGGCTGCCGGTGCCGAATTGCTGGTTGTACTCGTGCCACGAGATACCATCTTTGAAGTGCAAAATTCGCTCTTGGCTGGCGCGTTTAGCTGCGTTCGCCGATCCCTTAAAGCCATTCATCCAATCGGGCTTTTCAGATGTAAGATGCACGCCGGAAGCCAGCCCGTTATAAATGTTACGCATGAACTGCTCGCGGTCAGCCACGCCGTCAAAAGTGCGCTCATCAAGGCGCGGGAGAATAGCATTTCGCCATGCTTCATAACCTGCGGCGCGGATCTTCATGATGTCGTGTGACTGGCGCACTATATAGCCCGGCTCTTTGCGTATCCATGCCCCGGCGCGGTTCTCATCAATGCGCGCAGTTTCCTGCCATTTCATGATGATTTGTGCAGCGCTTACGGATTGCTTTGTCATACCGTCAGTTGACTGCCCGCGCCCTATGCGCCACATTGCATCGGCAATTTCCCGGTCATTGCTGCCGCTGGCGATGAATTGCACCAGCCCGGCACGGTCAAAATCGTAGTTGATACCGGAATGATACTTGCCGCGCAGTTGCGCCACCTCCGAAGATACCGACCGGCGGGCGCCGGTACGCGCATCGTTGCGGCCAACCAGCATTGCTTCAAGCCCGATATCCGGGCGGTCTTTCCAGATAGTACGAAGCTCTCTAAGTCGTTGTGCGGCAATACGGGCGTTGATTGCCTTATTGCGAGCCTCAATCTGTTTTGCCAGCATATCGGCATTGCTCAGTTCTTCCGCTGCGCGCATCGCGGCCTCTTCCAGAGACAGCGCCTCATTGGTCGCCAGAATTCGCCTAGTGGTGTCGTTCATGTCACGCACCAGCGACTCCATCTCATCGGAAGAAAGCTCGCGACCAGCGGCAGCATTTACACTGCGCTCGCACTGCGTCAAAAATTCGTTTGCTGCCATCACATCCCCCGGTTAATCATACAGGCGGCAAATGCCCGGAAAGCGTTGCTCATGCTATTGTCGCTGGCGTCGGCACGAATATCATTGAGTTTCTGGCGCAACGTGGTCGCAAGATCAGGGTTATCGACAGCGATATCGTCAAGCAGGGCGTTACTCAGGTTGAGCTCGTTATCAAGGTCTGCAGCGGCAGCGGTAATTTCATGATCTGCCTTTTGCGTTTCTTGATAAACCCGATCGGCTGTTTCGCTTGCTGGGCGAGCCGTTTCATCAACCTGCCGTGCCGGGTTCTGTATGCGATGGATGGCGCGTTCACGCAGTGCCGGTTTGTGCAGTTCATAGAAGGGCTCAACATCTGGGCTACGTCCTTCCATCATGTGTGCCAGCGCAGCGCGATACGCCTGCTGGTTCACGTTCCAGTCAGCATCCCTGATGGCGCTTGCGGCAGTGCGAACTGCGCCAGCGACCGGCGACATCTGCATGCCGTCCAGGATCTGCTGCGCACGCTCGGAAATGGTGACTTTCAGGTCGTCTGGGATCTCGCCGCGGGAAATCTGAGACTGGCGCCAGCGCGCCTGCTCTGCTGTCGCGTTCTGCTCCAGCGATGTGTTGATCTCCTGATTGCGTGCAGCGATGGCGTCTTTCTCGGCCTGAATCTCTTTCAGTGCCCTAGAGCGCGCATCCTTAAACTTCATCCGCTGCCCCTGATACTTTTTGGTGCGCTGCTGCAGCGTCGCATCAAGCGAGTCAGCATGACGTTGATTAGCCGCAAGCTCGGCACGCAGGTCGGCAACGTTACCGATCTGACCGCTCTGTAATTCCTGCTGGCGCGCCATATAGTCAGGAACCACGTCGTCATAAGCCCGGCTGTATGCGTAGCTCTCCGCTTCACTGGAAATGGCCGCCGCCAGATCTGCGTTAGCGCCAACCTCAGGGATATTCACGCCCGCCGGAATGTTGTCAGGCGTTATCACCGGGGTTGGCTGCGCATCGCCAGAAAACGCCGGGGACTCTCCCGTTGCAGCATCGGGAACGCGACGCGGTCGCACGATATCGGCGATAAGGCCGCCGCCGGCATGCATTAGACCGCCAGCCATCGTGTTAAAGAAAGTACTTTCCAACGCGTTGCTATAGGTGAAGTCGTCACCTTCCGCCGCCGCTGCCAGCCCGGTAAGCGGCACGGTCACCACCGCCTGCGCTGCCCCCATGCGTGCACCAGCAACAAATCGCTCGCCAAATCGGCCAAGCACAGAAGCCGCCTTTGCTTCTCCAGCGAACGGAACCAGCGCCAGCGCCACGTTACCAGGATCTGCCATTGAACCAGCTAGGCTGGCTGCGAAATTAAGCGGCGTGGCTACCCATCCGCTCGGTGCCGACATCGCGATCTGCTGGCGTGCCAGAGAATCTTTGCGTTCAGCAATAACATGATCGAGAAAAGCCTGCGTAACGCCAGAATCTGGCACGTTTATGCTCTTTACGCCGTACTGCTTCAGGAGCTCATCCGCTTCCTGCTTACTGATAACTGTAGAGTTTGGGTCATTCGCCAGCGAGTCGGCCTGCGCAAAGCGGTAGCCGGACATGACCGGCCCCTCTTCAAATCCCTGCTTAAGGGAAGAAAGCAGCGATTCGCCAAGCCCTGCTGGCGCGTTGCCAATTGGCTGGTTAATTCCCTGTCCCGGATCATCTGTGTAAATTGGCATGTTATCGTCCTGATTGCTGGCCGTTCTGGAAAATGTTAATCAGGTTGTCGCGCTGACTTTCTGCGCTGTATTCCTTAGACTGTCCGGGAGTATATTTCACCGGAGTATCAATGAACTTGGTAATGCTGTTCCATACTGATCGGTTGGTTGTTCCCAGTTTCGCCAGATCGTTGAACGGCACCGTAATCGGGTTGCCGTCGGCACCGTTGACGATCAGCCCGTTGAGCATCAGGGTAAGTCCTGTTTCGTCGCTGTTGGTAACCCACTGCGCATTATCACGAATGCGGGAGATACTCTGCTCACGGTTGACCTCATCAGGTAGCCTTGGGTCACCAATAAGCGGCATAATCTGATCTGCTGACAGGTTTTTCAGATACGCATTGGCACCATCGTTAACGTCACGAATATCTATCCCTGCACGATTAGGTAGCCGCCAAGTGCCATTGGTCTGGTACTGCTCGCCGAGGATGTCCTGATACGCCTGTTTTGCTGCATCAGACGCCGACATTCCGCGCTGCATGTTGATGTAAGTAAGTCGTTTTCCCTGCTCGTTGAAGTTATTCCACACGGCAGTGCCACCAGGCTGAACAACCATCGTGCCAGCAAAATCTTTCGATTGGTCATTCCATGACGAGTCGGCGCTATCCGCGTCGGTTTTCTCAAGACTGCCGCGTAAGTCAGCAGTTTTAACGCTACGGTTTTGCCAGAGCGCATTTGCCGCGCGCGGGTTCTCGGTAGCCATGACAACCTGCAACGCAGGATAAGCGCTCTTCTGAACCTGCTGCATCACCTGATCCGAGTATTTGCCGAACGACTGCGCCACCGACTGAATGGCCTTAACGCTAGATTCCTGCGTGTTGTCAATACGCTGCAGTACATCATTGACCATGGACTCCGGTAAAACTTTTTTGCTCATTATCCCCAGGCGGTCTTTTTCAGACTGTATGCGGGAAACTAGGTATTCACCAGATGAAGGGTCATTCAGGTACTGCTGGAATGCAGCCTGCACAACCGGAGAGTTTTGTTGCAGCCATGCCCCCGGATCCGCTTCCCGCGCCTTCAGTACCTGCCCAAGCTTGACCTTTGCCGATGCATAAAGCTCTGCTTTGTATTTAAAGTCAGGGTCGTTTTCCTGCGGTGCCATTGCCTGCACGGCGGCGGTACCCTGCTGGACGTTGCCCTGCATAATGGTCTGATAAACAGGTTGTAGCGTCATTGCCTGCTGGTATTGCTGGAAGGTTTTTTCCATCTGCAGGCGCTCGGCAGGCGCTGCCTGAAGCGGCATAACGGCGGCCCATTCGTGCGCTGAAATAGGCGTCACCTGCTTACCGGCCTCAATTTTGGATAGGTCGTCCTGCATTCGACTCTGTAGCGCAACGCGACCGGCTGAAGCCTGCATGTCGTACATGCCAGCAACCTTGCTCATCATCTGCGACTTTTTGTCCGGACTCATGGCGTTCCAGAATGGCTGTGCGATGAGGTTTTCCATCGTCGCAGATCCAGGAATAGCTCCAGCACTGCCAGTTACTTTTGCCACATAATTGCGCGTCTCGTCGTATGGGATAGCTGCGGCAAACTGGGCGTTACTGACTTCGCCTGTGCGCGGATCGCCAATCTGTTTAATCCAGCCGTCAACCTTTCCTGGGCCAGCGTTATAGGCAGCTACTGCCAGAACCGGGTTATTGTCGTATTTCTTCATCTGCGCGCCGAAATAAGCTTGCCCCAAGCGGGCATTATAGCGCGGGTCATTCAACCATTTATCGCGGTCCCACGGCACGCCAGCAAGGCGGGCAGCTTCGGGGCCAGTATCTTCCGTCACCTGCGCTACGCCAACAGCGCCTTTTGGCGACACCAGAGGTGTTCCGTCCTTTCCGTACTGATTTCCGCCACTCTCCTGCCAGATTATTGCAGAGAATAACTGCGCCTCACTCGGTGTATCGGTTACCTCAATCTTGCCGTTCGGACCCATCATCTGTTGATACATCGGCACATACCACGCCTCCGCCGCACCGTTCGCGGCATTCTCGCGCCACGAAACCCAGTTCTGTTCGATCTCTTCCTGACTCTGGCCGTGGGCTTCGCCGTAAGCGATGATGCTATGATATGCCTTCAATCCTGCCTGGTTTGCCATTGTCGGGTTACGGAACTGCATCGATAGGTTTTTTAGTGTCGCATCCTGCATATCCGCCTCATACTGGCGAACCTGTCCTATTTCGTACCTCCCGGCCTGCGTAGTGAACTGAATGCGCTGCTGCTGCGCCTGCTGCATGAAAGCATTACGAGCCTGTTCATCCGGCAGCGACATAGCCAGTTGTTCGACCTGAGCATCAAACTGCTGCGTATACTCCTGACCTTTTCCAATAGCATTTTTCCCTTTCAGGTTAAGCAATCCTGTTTCAGGATTATTCAGCAGATCACTGCTTATCTGACTGAGGTTAAGAGATGCCTCCTGAGCCAGAGCGATATTGGCACGCTGTTTTGCCTGACCAAAAACATCAATTGCCTCTGTCCCTGCCCGAACAAAAGCATCACCAATACCTGGCTGAGAAAACGTCTGCAAGCCTGCTGACTGAACTCCACGGCTCTGAACCTGACGGCCGGATACTGTTGGTACGACTGGCATTATAATCCTCCGGGTAATCTGGTTCCTGCTGCTGCCCCGATTGGCGCAGGGGTGCTTTGAGTAAACGGACTCCACGTCCCACCAAACATCTGGTACGCACCGTATGCCTTCAGAGGCGCAGTGAGCAATGTTGTTGCTGCTCCCACATTCCCCTGTTTACGGGCTGAACTGGCTTCTGCTTTATAGTTGGCAGCCTGAACCTGATAACCGTAAGCCTCGCGTTGCGCGTTATTCACCGTCGTCAGAGAATCAAGAGCGCCAAACTGGGCAGTGTCGCCAAATATATCCAGCGCGTTACCTGTAGATAAATCAGCGCCGGTAGCCCCCATTGTCGCCGCCTGTGTACCAAGCCGCTGTCGGGTCTCTCTGCGCCGTTGCTCAGCTTCAGCGTTACCTCTGTTTATTGCATCATTTGCCTGAGCTGTGGCTATATCTGCGTTCGCTTCTGCAACCTTCGAGGCATACTTTCCCTGTTGGTACTGGGTGTATGCCTGAATGCCACTCATGGCGAGCATTGCGCCACCAGCAATAACCGGATCGCACATTATTTTCTCTCCATGTGAAATCTGTGGAAATTAAGACCAAGAGCACCATAAGGCGCGGCTTCTTCAAGCCTGAATCCAAGCCAGTGCAGCCATGCTTTGGCAACATGGTTTCGCTCGTCGACATAGTTTTCCAGGCGCGGATAAACTGCCAGCATCTGCTGCAATACAGGGCGGCAGTGGCGAAGAAATGTCTTCTGATATTTTTCGATACGGCTGGTTCCGACCAGCCAGGGCGTACCATTGCCACCAATCATTGACGCCGGAGATACGCCAAACATGGTTACCAGTTCTCCGTTCGCGAACCCTGACCAGGCCATAGTCGCAGTGCGAAGACCAACGCGCAGCGCATCTTCGGTAGTCATCAGCGATACCGCATACAGTTCGTCAATATCAGCCTGACGAACATCCGGCAAAATCATCTGAAGATGCTCTTCGGTAGCGGGAATAATTTGAACATCGATCATCAGAATCCCCCAACAGTAAGGCGAGGAATAACGGCAAGAACAGACAGCGGCAACGGGTCAAGCTGACGGATTTTTACACGCCCGTTTTTGCCCCAGTTACTGTCCAGTTTCACTTCTACTTTTCCGGTAGCATCATCAACAGGATCATCGTAGAACTCGAATTCACGCTGTGGATATTCGTACCATTTACCGCCGGGCGTAGTCGCCCAGATGCCGCGACTGGCATTCACAACCAGAGTAACGGAGGGGATCACCTGTTTTTTGTCCAGCAGCGTTTCCTGTCCGTTAATGTTGATATCCAGTGTTTCGAATTCAGCAGTTATTGGCAGGCCGATGTGCACTACAGCCCCCGGAGATTCCAGCGTGACGGCACCTCCGGAAACCACTTTCTGTGGTTCCACGTTCGCATCAGAGAGAATGTTTACGGTCTGGCCTTCAAGATGAGACAGGCCTCCAAATGTCCGGCGCGCCATCTGCCAGTTCGTGGTGGCCACATTCCTGAGGGATGGCGGGACGTTCCTGTTAGCACGAACCACTACAGCGGTATTGCTGGTTACAGAAATAATGTCGCAACGTAATTCTTTTGACACTTCATCGCCAGTATCAGGAGCAGTTCCGGTATAAGGGAACTGTAGTTGCGCACCGACATCACTACTGGTGAAGTACGCACCACCAGAAACACTGATTGTATATTCCGCGCGGTAATCCCATTCGCCAGAACCACCAGTGATGGTCATCGTTCTGTCAGACGTATTTCTTCCATCATAGCTAAGGCCAGAATCAACAAAGAAAGCATCTTCATCGCTGGTAAATAAACGGCTGGACAGTCTCTCGATGTATCTCACTGTTTGCCCGTTAACGGTTCTGTTAACGACGAAATACACCGCATCTTCATTGCCTTCGCTGATACTGCATGTGCTTTCATATTTTCCGGTACTGGATTGTGGTGCCCATGCAAAAACCTGCTGATCACGCAAATAGGTCATCACCAGTAATTTACCGTCATCACGAATGCAGAAGGCACTGGAGTAAGGGACAATCGAGAAGCACCAGTCAACAATGCTGTGCTTCTGAAAAAGATGATTGGCAAGGATAGTAAGGTCGTTCCCCTGATAGCCGTCAACATCGAATGAGTAGGCCAGATCACGGACAACACTGCCTTTCTCCTGGACGAACAGAGCAATATTCGCCACGGCAATTGGTGGGACATTGCTCGAGCCATTTGATCCCTGAGAGCTGAATGCAAATGATGATGGGGTTAACACTTTGTTCTGGTCGCCGGTGATGACGTACTCACCTCCGGAAGTCAGCGCCACCAGAGAACCAACATCAATCAGGTGGCGGATCTCATTAACCTGACGCCCGGCATAGGTGTAGATAATTCTGTCGTCATCCTGCGTAGGATTGCTTTTGCCAAAATCCTTATAATCCCCGGTACGGCTGGCCCAGATAGTCTGAGGGAACGCAGTCGATGCGGCGAAGTAAAGACGCTGTTGATAATAAACAACAGTGCCAGGATAACCATTAACACTGTTCCAGGCATATTTAGCCCATTTATAGCTGGCATTATCCTCGCCAACGACCTGCGAAGGGATATAGGAAATCACCTCAGCAGTTGCAGTAGTGCCATTTACAGCAGTTATACTGGCAATGCCAAAACCACTGTGCAGATACTCCCACTCAATGCCAGTATCATCATCACCGGATCCGCCCCAGCCATCCCATGATGTGCCTTCTGTATGCGAAGGGCGCAAAGTACCTGTTTTGCCTGCTGTAACGGCGCGATAGTAGTTACTGTCTGCACGGCGAATATCGCCAATCGACGTACTCTTACTGGTTTCCCATACCGGCACAGAATCCACTGCAGGCTGTTCCAGATAGAACAATTTGCCTACCTGCTCCGCGCCAAAAATAGAGGCGCTTGCCGTTAACGTAATTGTCCCGGTGCTGGCGCTGGCATAAACCGTCACTGACTCGTCAATATTGATATCTTCAAATGGCCCGTTCTTCGTTACCACATCAACCAGTTGCCAGTTGTCATGCGCATAGCGACGCAACTCTTTCGGCGGGTATGCCGGATGAACCAGCGTAAGCACGTCGGCGCTTTGCGTGAATTTAATTCGGAACAGATCGGCTTCAGTATATGGCGTGGCAATTTCATAAATAACATTGCTGCTGTTCAGCACCAACGCACCATCTTTGATAACGCGCATGTACTGGTGTCCGAACTCCAGAGCATAGGTCTGAACCGTCGAGAACTGGAACGGGATCAGGCGGCATTTCCGATTTGGGTATTTGGCGGCACCGACAAAACGCGTACCAGGTCGATTCTCAACGCCGCCATACTGCCGCACGATAAAGTTATCGCACTTGCGCAATGCCACCTGGTACTTCGCCATGTCAATACGCCCGTACAACGACGGTCCAATCTCACCACCGGCAAAGCTGGGCTGGATCCAACTGATAGCCATCAGGACAACCTCGCAATGGTAAACTCATCAACCGGTGGCTGTGGTTCCTGTGATTCATTCTGGCTATGCGAGCCAGCACTAAGAATCACGCGATTGTACATATTGAGGGCAAACGTACCGAGGTCTGCATTCCCAGTCAGCGCCATGTTAATAGCTGCCGCAAGACGCCAGGCCAACGCCTCCATAAAAATGGCATCAAACATGTTCACATCTGAAACGCGAGAGACATACTTGAGCCATGCCTGCGGCTGGTCTGTGTAGATCAACTTTCCTGTTCCGTTGGTGTCTGCACCAACTTCGTACTGAACGCGCATTGCTGCTGTTGGATTGCGTACACCAGGAAGCATAATTTCAGTAATGCGCAGACAATCGGACGGGTACTGGTACGCATATTCCCAGTCAGGCGGTGGATTGTTCGTATCTGCAAGCGCCACGCGTTTGGTAGCAAAGTTCCAGTCAAAATCAGAAAGCACAGCATCACGGCAGGCCTCAAAGTGCAGCGAACATTCCCCTGCTTCCTTGCTGGCTTCCGTCAGGCTGTTAATGCTGCGGCTGTTGCCAATATTGGACAGCGCACGATTACAGATCTCTACTACAGAGGCCATCACTCACCCCCGTTACCGTAGAGGGTTTCAGCCGCTGATTTTTCTACATCACCGGAAACAGGAGCGATCGCCATATCAGTGATCTGCAGATCGGCGCTGCGATTAACACCATCGTCAGTTTCTCTGGCAGACAGGCCTCGAATAACAGCTTTTGCAGTTATCATCACTTCTGTTCCGACGCCCTGAGGTTGAGCCTTCAGCTTATTCAATGTGTCGTTATTAAGAGTGATGCACAGCCCCCACGGGTATTCATCGCGAGTTCTGGTTTCTCCGCTCTCATCCTGGTAGCTGTCAGTGCCGGTTTTGAGGTTTACGAGTTCCATATACACTCCTGCAATAAAGGGGCCGAAGCCCCTTGTCGGATTCGCGAGGCTTACACGCCTAGTTCTTTACGCTTATCTGCGATCTTCTCGCGGAGCGTTTCGGCTTTAGCGTTATGGTGTGGCTTCTCGTTAAAGAGCAATTCGTACTCTTCACGGAGCTTATCCAGTTCACCATCATCTGACACATCGTTGATGATTTTGGTGCTGGTTGCTGCCATTGACACCTTTCCTGCAACTTTTGCTTTTGCCTGTCTGGCTGCATCGTTAACAGGTTCCAGTGCGCTACCAGGCTCACCTTCGTATTCGATTTCTGCCCCCTCCGGCCACAGAGTGTTATGGATATGAGAGAGGCGCAGAACGAGGTATCTTGGTTTCTCACCTGACATCGATATCACCTTAACCAGTTACTTTTGAGCGGATCGGATACGGCGTATTGGCATCAACATCAAGACTGATACCAGCAGTGAATTCGCCAGCCGTTAGTGGGCCAGTTGCGACGGAGTAGTTAACACGCAGATATCGCTGAACACCGGCAGGCACCTTTGCAGAAACAACTCGTTTACCTGCTGTCAGGGCGGTCTTTGCCAGTGCGCCACTATCATAAATAGTGGTCCATGAGCTGTTATTTTCACTCGTCTGCAACTGGATGTTTACAGTTGCATCACCGCTTGCCGCGGCGGCTGTGTTAACCAGCGCCCAAAACTCAAGCGGGTAACCAACGCCGATATCACGACGTTTTCCGTCAATTGGACCGAGATCGATTACGTCAGTAGAAGCCGCGGTATCAGTTACCGCCTGTGCTTCGGAGAACATCAACAGTTTGTCGGTGATCATCTTCTTTCTCCATTAGTGGGTCTGTTACGACCCACAGGTTAATAACAGGCGTTACACCACGCGGGCTTCTGTTTCCAGAAGCGCATCAGTTTCACGGATTGGTACACCACGGAATGAAGTCCACCACTCGCCTTCTGTCTCTTTTACGCTGATAGCCAGAGATGTTTTCTCCAGAGACTGCAGATCAAGAGCCTGGCCTACAGTGCGGTTCATGTAGAACACCGGGCGGCCCATGCCACGGTTTGGAATGCGATGTAGTGCTTTAACCATCAACTTCGCAATATTTGCGGCAGAGGATGGTTCTGAAAGATTGCTGACATCGATGTTTGCAATGCGAACAACATAACGCCAGTCACGCAGAGCAAGTCCGTTATCCCATTTGTAATGGGTGCGATAGCCTTCGTACTTGCCGCCATTAGCATCTTCCAGTGTCACCTGGCCTTTATCTTCCATCTGGATGCCAGCCTTCTGCCCTTTCGGGAAGATGCCATGCACGGTGTTTTCGCCCCACACCACTAACCAGATTGAGGTGTTATCTGTACCCGTGCCACCAGCATCAATGATGTTCTGAGCATTACCCGCAGACAGGCTGGAATAGCGGGAGGACAGTCCCATAAACTGCTGAGGGTTAACGCTGGAATCACCATAAAACAGCGTCTGCGCCATCTGCTGATTCATCGCTTCAATAAATGCGCGGTCTTCAGAAAGGCGGAATTCGGCGGTATTGCCGTTCAGATCAGCCAGTGACTTATCGACTTCCGCATAGGTTTCCAGCATGCCAACGGAATCGGTTACCTGCACTGTGGTTGATTTGCTTGGCTGTACGCCATAGTTCAGCAAACGCCAGGTAGCTGAAGGTAAACCAGAACGAATGGTGGTTCGGTGTCCGGTAGGAAGGTTCCCTTCGACAAAAGGCATATCCTGAAGGATCGGGTTAGTTTGACCGAGAAGCTCGATAATCTTATCGACTTTCCCGTTTGGATCGACGCGCTTACCCCAGTCAGCCAGCGTTAGCGCAGTTAAGCCTTTAACAGCCATTGTCATTTCCTCTCTTATTTGCCATAGAGCACTTCGGCCGCACTACGCTGGCCTTCATTACCACCGGTGACCATGCCATCTTCAGACATCGCCTTTCCGATTTTCACGAACGTTTTGACCAGATCAGGGTGATTACCCAGCCCGGTGGTGTTCAGATATTCTTTGAGTTCAGGTGTCCCGAACTGGTCAAGCGCACGCTGTGCGGCGCTAAGGTTAGAAATCAACTTGTCGCCACCGATTTCTTTGTCGGCTTTTACATCCGCAGCCCACTGCTCGGTTGTTTTCTGCCAGGCTTCTGCCTGGCGCTGCTGAACACCTGCCAGAATCTTCGGATAAGCATCAACCAGCTTTTGCGCTTGCTCGTTGGTCAGGTTTAGTTCTCGCGCCACCGGCTCGAATTCCTTCAACGCTTCTGTATCCAGCTCTACGCCTTCGGCAGCCTGAAACTCGTACTTTTCTGGCGCACCCTCTGGTTTATCGCCGTCCTTTTTTTCATCCTGCTTATCGTTTTCAGGCTTTTTGTCATCAGCAGGTTTATCGCCATCAGCAACAGGTTGTGGCTTATCACCTTCCTGTTGTGATGGATCACCAACTGGAGCAGGGTTATCACCTGCAGGCGCTGACGGTTCTGACGCAGCCGGAGCTGCTCCACCATCGACTGGTTGCTCATTGCAAAGACGGCGATACAGCAAACGCTCAAATAAATTCATGATCACTCCTGTTCACTGGCCTCTTTGGCCATCTTCAAATACTGTTCAGGGCAATGCGCCATAACGCGCTGAAACAGTTCCAGCGCCAGATTGCGTTGCCCCTCATTAAATGCCATTGCCATAGCGTCTATCGGTGAGATAGCGGAAAACACACGGCCTTTCTCCAGCACCGACCAGACAACGCGACGCCCCTGTTCACTGCTCATGACAAAGCAAATGTCATCAATTTCACGCTGTGCCATGTCACGTTGCTTACGGGCGTTTTCTTCTTTCAGTTGATCGTCTTCGTAATCTGTCATTGTGATTGCCCCCCCTGACCACTAACTGCATTCGCCATAGCTGACAAAACACTCGGATCCGAAGTTTTAGCTTCGCTTAGCGTCTTGGCACCCTGTGCCGCCGCCATCCCCATCGCCATCATTTGTTGCTGCTGTTGTTGCTGTGCCCGTTGCTGGCGAGCCTGCTCAACCTGTTCCTGCGGAACAATGACGGTTGGAGACACTCCGGACATATCAGCGAATGCATCGATCGCCTGATCAACGTTGAGTTTGTCGAGAGCTTCTGGTTTCGCTTGCGCAAGTTGACCAATGAAGTTGACCGTAGACGCCAGACTGGACAGGCCGATAGACTTCTGCGCCTGAGCCATGACGGAAATGTATTCGACCTTCAGGGGCATACCTTCCATCGCGTCAGGCGGTGGCGGCAGCATGTTTTTACGCACCATCATCGAGAAAGCGCGATCAATGAGAGGATTAAGACATTCGTCGTTCAGACGCTCCAGAACCGGCCCCAACATCAGAAGTTTTTCTTCTTTCATTTCGATCACCGCTTCAACAGGCATCGAGCGGGTATTGATGTTCTGCAACATCATGAACAGATCGACAAAGTAGGCGCTGTTAATGATTTGACGGGTGTCCTGAATGTCTGCCACCAAATCTGCTGTACTGGGGTTAACCAGATAAGCAGGCCTGAAACCATCCTGACCAGTAATCTGATCGATATACGTGATGTCGCCAGGAAGAAGGGAGGCACGCTGATTCTTGAGGGAAGTCGGAGCAACCATCGGCGGATTGGTGGCTTTATCAATCAACTGCGACTTGCGCTGCTGGAGAAGCTGCAATGCCTTAACAGGTCCAAGCGCCAGCATACCCGGGCATGATGATCCATAAACATCTTCGCCGTTAACTTCCCAGCGCGGAGCCATAATTGGAAACTCATCGAATCCGGACTCACGCAACAACTTGTCGTTATCGCCACCAACCTCGTAATAAACCGATTTGAATGGCTTGTTCTTGCTATCCAGCTTCGATGTATCGCGGTCAATGTTCGGGTAAACCGAATGCATCACTTCAATCCACTTCTCGTAGGTTCCGCTTTCCCACATGCTTTTTACGGATTCGCTGACGTTATTTAGCCCGAACTCCTGAACAAGCTGACGAACAGTCATAGAGAACTTGCGAAAACAGGTGTCCACACTGCCACGAGGTGAGTTAGCCAGGTAGTAACTGCCTATCGGGAATGGCATTGTGCGAATGATGTCCTCGTCATCCTCCAGCACTGCCATTGCACCAGTGCTGTATGTGCCGAGGCTTCCGTATAACTGCGGCAGCGACTGATAGAGATTCGAATTATTGAACATATCGTTCATGCGGTTCTGCACCGCCTCAAGCCACAACTTAACAGGGCCATAATCCATCATTTCAGGATCTGGCGTAGCCAGGCGAAACCACGGACGCGCGGGGCTTGTGATGCCTGACATCATGCCGCTGGCGAGAGTGCGCGCTGCCATAGTCCCGGTCGAATCAATAATACGTGTATTGCGTCGATCGTTACGGTTGACCTCAGAAGTCAGAAAGCGGGAACCACGCGGGTTGATGTAATCACTCAACTCGCGCCAGTGCGGCTCGAACGACTGACGCTCGCTTTCAAGTTGTGCGAACTGTTTGTTCAATCGCTCTTTAGTTGTTTCCGCCATTTCAATGACTCCGGTTACTGACCAAGCAGCGTTTTACCGCTGGTATTAGCGGTTGATGTGTCGCCCTGAGAACCGGTAAGCAGCGTAGAACTACGACCAGCAGCAGCGCGACGGCGACGAGTTTCTTCGTCGCGGGCATCAACAACGGCGGCATCCTGCTCCTGTGGTGCTGCCTGAACTTCTGGTGTTGCAGGCACTGATGGTGAGCTACCCATGCACATATCAATGACTCCGTACGCAATTAAATTATTACCAATTTAACCACATATGATTTATTTATCGTAGATACTTGACATTTAACGCACTAATTATTACCTTTCAGGTAAGCAAAGAGTTCATTCCGGTTATTAACCTGACTGGCTTGTCGTTAAATTGAACAGGTGGGGTGAGCTTTTATTTTGAGCAGTACGGTGTATGGCACATGCGCCGATAGCGGTCTGGATACGTTTAAGGGGCACCCTCCCTTGCTCGGGCAAACGAACCAGGTAGCCGGAATGTGCAAGTCGAGCGGTTTTATTCCGCGCACGGGGATTCACCATCCCGGCGATTCGGTGTGACGCCTCGGAAGAGACGAGGGTACAACGATGAGAGCATTTATGGAGCCGCGACAAAGTGTGGCGCCTTAACAGGCTAAGTGCTCTCAGCGTTGTGGCATTAGCTCAGTTGGACAGAGCAACCGCCTTCTAAGCGGTTGGTCGCAGGTTCGAATACTGCATGCCACGCCAGAATCACGCCTAAGGACCGTGATGCCAGAAGTTCCAGGTGCTTGGCGGTGATGGTTTCCCTTGAAGGACTATCACCGCCCTTTTTACAGCAGGACGCCATTGCGATGACTTCATGCTGTAAACCAGTACAGCCACGGAAGGCATAACTCATTGCTTCCAGTTCGCCCGGTTCGTCCGGGCATTTTTTTGCCTGATGACCACAAATTACCTTAAAGGTATAATCATGAAAAACTTTAAGGTAATTAGTATGTTCGAATCGTTCAAAGAGCTGTTTTCATCTACTGCCAATACTGCCGTGCATCGAGCTAAAAACCCTGTGCTTGGTGCTTTTGTTATGTCTTGGTGCGCCTTCAACTGGAAATCACTTCTTTATCTATTTTTTAGCAAATCAAATATAATAGATAAAATTTCATACATCTCAGATAACAGCACATGGAAAACTGTTATGTTTTATCCATGCTTATCTGTAATTACTATCTGCTGCCTATTACCATGGGTAAACAATATCATTAACGTATGGCAAGCAAAGCCTCTTGATAATAATGACTCAATCGAAAACCACCGGAAGGCAAGAAAAATACAACGTGAAACACGGCTACAGAGATTGCTGGCTAAAAAAGACATTACTTACGAAAAAGTAAAAACAGGCGCTGAAAAAAACATTCAAGACATGAAAGAGGAAATAATTCTTTCAAAAGACAGAATGGGACAACTCACATCTGAATTGAAAGAGAGGGAGACAGAACTGCGCGCAGCACAAGCTCGTATTTTAGAATTATCTAAGGTTATTGATGAAACAACATCTAAACTAGAAAATCTAGAAAAAACTCACAAAAATTTAAAAAACGAATATGAGTCCTATAAGAAAAACATTCCTTTGGCAACAAATAATACAATTGCTAATGGGCTTGCAGGTCTAAAATCATTACAAGACTTTAATGAGTCCGTAAAGAAACTTGGCGTTACTGGAATTAACAATCCAGAAATCAGTACATTATTGAATAATCCTCTAGTAAATATAAATGGTGATTTAAATTCCACCTATCAAAGAAAATCAAAAACACAAAAGTAAAAATCATTCAAATGGGTCATAGTCTGTTATAGCCCTGCCCTGCTGCTGCCGTGGGTCATTAGTTTTCTTGGCTACCGGGAACGCAAACGTCAGCAGTAGCGCATCGCCTTTACCAGGAGAACGCCCAAGCCGCTCCTTGATATCTTCCTTCGGTTCGATAACGATTTTACCGTCCACTCGAACTTTGTACTCTGCCGCCGACAGGTCGTCCGCTGTTTCCTGGTCATCAAGCATGCCGCCAAGCCTCAGCCATGTCTTGCATGAGTTGAACATCTCCCCACGCTTGTTGAGCATCTGCGGGTCAGTAGACGCACCACCAAACGGAACAAGTTGCCATGTACGACCCCAGCCGTCACCGATTGACTTCAGACCAGTTCCGTAACCGAAGTCGATGAACACTGCGTCAGCCTGGTACTGGTCTTCAAAGTCAGCGATACGCTTCGCCATTATCAGATCGTCAGTGGTCTTGTTGCCAGTCCACAGCACCTTACTGTGTAGCCCCTGCCGCAGGTATATCACAGCGTCATCAACGCCGGAGTATGCCGGGTCAACGCCGATTATCACCGGAGCATGTGCAACCTGCGCAGCGGTTACCACCCGTTTCATTGCCTCGTCAGTAAGACCGGTAGGGATAAACTGCAATTCAGATGCATCAGGGAATATGCCACGCACACGGATTTTAACGAAGTCGCTGTCTTCCCCGTAGTCATCAACCCATTTCTGCAACTGCTGTTTGTTGGTACCTTCCACCGTCCGACTGTCAATCTGCGCAGTTTTCCAGCGGTGTTTATACTTGCGGAAACATTCACGGAAACGTCCGGTATTACGCGTCGGGTTTCCGAACGCCACCCAGATAATCTCAGTGTCTTCGTCCGTAAGCGCACCCTCAGCAACTTCCCACACCAGATCCGCAATGTTCGACGCTTCATCGAATACCACGATGATGCGTTTGCGCTCGTTGTGTAGTCCGGCGAATGCCTCAGTGTTGTGCTCAGACCAGGGGATTGCGTCAGCTCGCCACCGCTTGTCGTGCCCAGGATCATTGCTGTACATCGCAGTAGCGGTACAGGTAAACCAGTCTTTCGTGATAGCAAGGTTCGACCACTTGATAATTTCCGGCCAGGTCTTCGTTCGTAGCTGGTTGTCGGTGTTGGCGGTCACCACGACCTTACAATCCTCGCAAGTGGACATGCCCCAGTTGATCAGCATTGAGATGAATGCGGATTTACCAATACCGTGACCAGAAGCGCGTGCCAGCATAAGCGGCTGATAGCGCGTCTCTGGATTCTGCAGGTGATCACGTATCTCTCGGAACGCATCGGCCTGCCACTGACGTGGACCGGTGGCATGTGCCAGTTCAGTACCCTCTTCCCCCCACGGGAACGCATAGAGGGCATAGCCAAGCGGATCGTGAGTGAACCCTGCAATATCCTCGATCAACTGCTCTTCAGGAGATAACGCTGTATCTGTCACTGATTACCATCCTGACGTTCTTTGAGTCGCTTCCTGGCTGCTGCTATGCGATCAGCAATTGTCACATTCACATTAACATCCAGACGTTCTTTGAACGCGTTGACATCAACATGCTTACCAATCAGCTCAAGGTTCTTCACCTTGTCAGGCCATTTAATTTTTTTGAGGATTGTCTCTATCGAATCCTCGTTCATGTTCATGATGGTCGATGACAGATCAAAGCCACTAAGCGTAGTGCGCCAGATTTTCGGCCACTCACGGATTGGTTTAAGGCTCCCATCGTCGTTGAGGATGTCGATCACGTCCATCTGGTCGATCTCCACCAGGCGCATGAGAACGTAATCAGCACTGACGCGCATTCGTTTGTTGCGCTCCTCCATCAACTCGGCAATCCGTTTTTGAATGCGTTCATCGCGCATCATGACACTAGCTTTAACTGCCGCTGTATTTGGGGAGAATCCTGCGTTAATCGCTGCCTGAGTCTGGTTTTCAGGCGTTTTGATGTATGACTGGCAATAAGCCTCCTGCATTGCTGTTAGTGGCTTAAATTGCGTTGATTTGCGTTTATAGGTTTTAGGTTCAGCAGGCATCATAACCACCGTGGTAATAGTTACCGTTGTGGTAATAGTACCATGCAAAATAAAGCCGCCATAGTTGGCGGCAGTATTCAAACCCCATCAAATTCATCATGCATAATCTACTCGTGACATGTCACACTATTAATTTCGTTTCATGCCAGCCTTTAGTCACCCAGCATTGCGAGTCACCATTACACGGGCATGAATTAACTGGAACTCTCTCGCCGCACTTACCGCAACATTTTCTGCTGATCGATTTTATACGCCCGCGCACGCGTGCATCATCCTGGCGGATCAGTAACGCTATATACTCACCAAATTCGTAAGGCGCACGCCCGGGGCGACGCGTGGCACAGTTACGCTCCAGCATTTCAATTTCCTGAGCATCAAGCACAATTTCCAGCTTACGCACACCAGATGCAGCTTGTCTGGCTCTCTGAGCGGCTTTGCGCTCTGCTGCTGATTTAGCCATCAATATTCACCTTTATCGCGTACACCTTTACCGGTTTATCGCCGAAGTGGGGATGTGTGATTGTCTTTATTTCATATCCGTCATACGGAACATCAATTCTACGGCTGGAATCGTCGCGCTTCGGATATCCCTTTGTGATAATCAGGCGGTCATACTCCCGGAACATAATTCGCTTATTCCAGTAGTCATTACACAGGCGATACTCTTCCGTTTTCTCTCCGCGAATCATGGCATCGAAGTATTCACCTTTAACGGCAAGTTGCAGGTTAGCCACGGTTAACCTCCTGCGGCGGTTCCGGTAGCGGCATCCAGTGAGTTACACCGCCAATTGGCTCATCGTCGTCGTACTCCAATGCGGCTATATAGAACCCGTCACGACGAGAATAAGAAATCCCGGACATTACAATGCCATCCGAAACAACAATAATGTCACCCGTTTCTTTCGGCATTCGCTCACTACAGCTTATCCAACCATCCGGAGTTACCGGATAGTTGCCATTCACAAGGTCAGCTCGAACATATAGCGTGTCATCATGGTGCTGATTGTGGCTGCACCACGTTAATTCGCTTAACTCGCCATCTTCTGGCCATACTCCAGCCGTTTGCAGCCAGATATGGGCTGGCGCATCTTGGCAAGGTGTATTAACTGGCAACTTGTAAGTTTGGCTTACAGGTTCTGCACTATCAGCTTCGCGCCGATTCTGTAGCTCTGCTGCCATCGCTCTCACGACTTCAACTGGTGCCCTTGCGGCAAACTCTATGTTGGTGATCAGCTCATTAAGATATTGCTCGCCTGGATACTGTTTCTTATCGGTTATAGTAGTCATATCACTCTCCTTTTCCCTGAAGCATAGCGGCACGGCAGGCGTTCCAGCCTCTCACCTCTGCAATAGCGGCAACAGCATCAACCGCGTACATGCTAAGAGGATTAGGCATTGGTTTTTCTTCCGGTACTACTGGCGCTGGAGGGGCGGCGTAAATGCCCTCTATCACTAAATGTTTGCGCTCAAAATCATCTGGCTCTCGATGATATACGTAACTCCAATCACCAAGGTTATCATTGCGCCTGCAACGGAAACCTATCGGCTCGACTTCCAGCGATGCCAGAGCAATTCGTGCCAGTTCTTCCGCTTCTTCTGCTGGCAGTACAACGTTGCTACCAGGTCCGTATGTTTCGCGCCACTGCTTGATTGTCAGCAGTCGCTCTTTGGTAATAGTGGTCATAGCTATTTCACCTTAATCTCAACATTTCGCAGCTTTAGCTCTACTGGCAGGTCTGACTTTCCGGTTAATGCTAATGCGAGATTTTCTGGAGTAATGAGAGCAGTTATTGTTCTACCCATCGCAAGGCGGATAATCAGCCTTATCTCTTCGTCACAAGCGCCAGGGCGAATAATTGATATTTGTCCGTTCATCTCACTCTCCTTTGATGCGAATGCCAGCGGCGAGGATTGCATCGATGACTTCAGAAACTTTGTATGCCATTACCGTTTGGTAATCCTCGTGAAAATCTGTTCGATGAAGCATGCTGCTACGTTCTGGGAGCGATATTTCCCGCGCTTCCAGTTCTGCAATGCGCTTCTCTGCGACTTCCAGCGCATTTACCAGATCATCAACGGTTCCAGCCGCTTGGCGTGCGTAATCTGTAATTGCCAGCTCGCATTCAATTTCAGTTCCGTTTTCGTTGGTGTGGCAAATAGCAAAGTAATCGGAGTCGATTTCGTTATCAGCCAAACTCCTCAGCGTGTCGGCAACCAGCACTCCGTTTTCAATCAGCATCTCTGTTGCGCGTTTGTCGATGTTGCTCATTGCGCGGCCTCCTGGCGGTCTATGCGTTCAATTTCGGCCAGAATAAGTGCGCCAGCTTTCACAAGGTCACGACGCGGCCCAGATTGCTTCCACCAATCAGGAGCCCACGGCCAATGCGCTGGCGTTGAGAAGCCTTGATTGTGTGCGCTAATCGCATAGCAAGCTGCAGCATCTGCCAGCTCACCGTTTTGATAGGCGTCGTCATGCTCCGATGTCCAACCCTCAACAGCCCTCTGCCGCTGACGTTCTGATATCACATCCAGAAGTGCAGGATTGAACGCCAGCATCTCCAGTTCAGCAATCCGCTTCTCTGCGGCTTCCAGCTTCTCGCGCATATCGTCAACGTACTCGACCAGAGATCCGCCAGCAGGAATTTCGCATTCCTCGACCAGTTGGAAGTAGATATCAGCTGCGGCCCGTGTGTTGCTATGCCTAGCGTCGCCCATCTCACCTTCACGAAGAGCATCGCGTTCGGCGGTAAGATTGGCTATTTTGCTGTCTTTGCCTTCCAGCTCAACGCGCAGCCTCCCAACCGTAAGCGCAATATCCTCGTTCTCCTGGTCGCGGCGTTTGATGTATTGCTGGTTTCTTTCCCGTTCTTCCAGAAGCGCCAGCACAATATGTGGCGTTATCAAGGACTTAAATTCGGCAACAGCTTGCTCGCCTCGCTTGTAATTCTTAATCCCACCTAAATTTTTCGCGTTCTGTGCCGCCTCACGCAGTGCCTGGTAATTAATTTCGCTCACTGGTTGCCTCCTTTGCGAAGCTGGGCAGCAAAGTCAACTAACCACTCAGTCATTTCAACCTTCCCTACCAGGTCTGAACCAGGGTGCATACAGCAATCACTCTGCGCCGCTTTGAAATCCTTATACTCATATTCTTGGACCACCAGATTTTTTGCAGCTTCTATAGCAGCATCCACCCCCTGCGCCCGGACTTCAGCCAGGAAAGCATCGGTGGCTGGCATATTTCCTGTTGCCTTCATGGCCTCCAAAATAACCAGAACGCCATCTCGCCCAACCACCTCAGCGATAACCTCGGTGTTGTCGCCAACAACATCGCAGAATGCCTGAACTGCCTTACGAGCCAGCTCATTCTCCGCCGCCAGCACCGAAAACTTCTCGTGCGCCAACTTAACAGCCGAATCAGCCTGCTTAATTGACTCAGTCGCTCTCTGGTGGTCTTCGGCCAGCGCATTAGCACGCACCAGTTGCACTTCCAGTTGCGTTGCCAAATCGCTGATCAGCTTTGCCACACTGCGCATATCAACGGCACCACATTCTGCTTTCATTTCCGAAGCCATCTCATGCCCGGCGGCAACTAACACTTTGATATTACTTTCCATCTTTACCCTCGCTTATCCACATAACTTATTGATTACATTGATAACTAAAAAGATCGTCGATTCAGAACTCTTCGATGTTCCAGCCGCCACCTACTTTCTTTGGTTTAACCGTTACCCCGATGATTCGGAACGGATACTGATCTGCGGCTACTTTGGTTTTCACCCTGGCGTCGTCGGTCCAGAATCCCCCTTTCACTTCGTGCAGTTCCATCTCTCCGGTGGCGAGCATCACAGCGAAATCGGGCGTATAGAACGTGTTGTCAGCTAACCGCAGCTTAATACCCTCGAATCGATACCAGGCGATTTCCCCTGCACGTTTACGCTGCTCAAGGTGCTGGCAATACGCAGATTCTGTTTTGTTCATCTGGCCTGTTTTGAGTCGACCAAGAGCCTGTATCTGTTTTCTCATGATTTACCTCTAAGGTAATTAAAAACCACATAAGACACGAAATCAATAGAGCTTAGAATATTTTGTTACCTTATAGGTAATTATTGAGGCGTAAAAAAATGCGCTATCGCGCTGGTATTACTTGATAAATCCTGCCGCCTTTCCCCGCCTGTATTCCTCCATCAGCCACTGCGCCGGTGTTATTCCCCCAAGGGTGGCGGCGTTAGGCATGCACCCGAAACTTCGCCCTGGTGGATGGTAAACGTCTCTCCCTGTGTCCGGAGGTGTACTCATGGGCTCTGGCTTTGCCTGTATGCTGATCACCGGATCGGGTATCTGCTGTCCGGAAGCCACCTTTTTCGCCCAATCATCGAGCAGCCTGCGCGCGTGTTTCTCAACCTCAATCTCGCTAAGCTGGCGCTGATACATTGCACGGCGGGTATCACATACGACCCAGTACATAACCGGATGCCGCCACGGGAATCTTTCGGGACCACCAGGATATAAACTTTTTTCCTTGCTGTACCGGTGAAACTCCGCCATCACATCGTCAATGGTGACGCCAAGAACCATCTTGCTGTCTTTGCACCACTTGATGAATTGCCCTGGCGACGGCCAGAACGGAGATTCACTGGCGCGGGCGTGGCGCATACCAGCGTTAACCTGTTCCATTGTAGTGATCCCATTCTCCAGAAACGCAAGCATCCATTGCTTACGGAATTCATTAAGTTTGTTCTGCTCCCTTATGGTCGAAACGCTTGCAGGAAATGCAGCCTGTAACTGGACAAATAGTTCATTGAAAATTCTAGCAACCTGCTCCTTTTTGCCATTACTGTCACGCCGCTCTTCATGCACAGCAACACCATGCTCACGTAAGCGATCGTACTCATTGAGAAGTTCTGGAGTTGATTTCATCCCACACCCCTTCTATCCAGTCAGTGTTATTCCAGTCAAGCTCATCGCTTTTCCCGGCATTTTTTGATTTTCCCCTGATATGATTTACGTGCCTGGCGAATTTTTGTTCCCACTGAACCTGCGTGAACACTTTGCCCTCAGCCATCCAGTAATCCCGGAATGCAGCAAGTTCAGCAGGTGTAAATTCCGGTTCCGGCAGGGCCGTTCCCCACAGCGCAGCACGCCGCCGAAAATCTGGCGACGGTAGCCAGCCATCTGTCATCGGAAATTTCCCGATGGGTTCACTCAGGCCATCCAGAAATTCAGGTTCTGCCACCTGCAACGGCGTACTGTTCGCTTCACTGGTCGGAGCACCCTCGCGCACGTGCGCTATGTGTGGGGTTTTATATATATCTTCCTCTTCCTCTTCCTCTGGTAACTCCTTTTGTAACGCTGTTGGCGTTACTTTTTGCGTTACTCGTTTTCGATGCTCTGCCACTCTTCTATTCGTAAGTGCACGTTTTTTCGATGATTCTCCATTGTGTCGCTCAAAGTTTGGAAGAATTAGTTTGCCGTCATGATAAGCAAGCCATCCGACGCTAATGAGGGCGTCAGCAAATCCTGTAATAAAAGCGAGTCTATCAAGTACTCCTTTTGTAACGCTGCCAGCGTTACCGTCTATTGTTTGCTGGTCAGCCCATGCCCATATACGAACCAGCTTTCCAAGAACAGCATCTGGATCAATACCCAGAATTTCTGCTATCTGAAAAATTTCAGGTTTATCAGGAGTGATAACTTCAACCTTAATCCAGCTGCTTGCCATAGGTTTCCCCTCTTGCACTCTTTAGTGCACAAGCAAATTCATTACGATGGCGGTTGGCGCTATTCATTGCACATTCAACACATGTTCCGTTCAGAACATACCTTTCAGAGAGATGGCCGTGACGGCACCGCTTTCCTGTGAAATAGCGATTTAACCCGGCTTTTGCGGCCTCCATTCTGGTTACTATCTTCAATTTTTCCGCCCCTTTTTGTTATTGATATTGGCTATTTTGCACAATTGGAAAATTTGATCAACCAGATTTGGTTTTTTATTACCTTTAAGGTGCGAATAGATATGAAAAGACCGCCGGATGGCGGTCTACAGAGGGTTGTGGCTGGATATCATGAGTAGAAGAAGTATGCCAGTTCTGCTTTTGAGCGCAGCCATTGTCTTGTTTTACAGGCTTTAAAAAGCCCATTCATCAATACTTTACCTGGCATTTTGCGCTTACCTGTTAAGTGAGTCTGGATATAGTGACTCGTCGTTCCGGCTTCCTGTGCGAAGGCTTCACGCTCATCCGGAGTAAGTGCAAGCCAGTGCTTTTTGAAATCGAAATGTCCGTTATCGCTCATAGCTATTGCCTGATATTTATTTCAGATAATAAATATTCACCCATAAGGTAACAAAAATCAAGGATAGTTACCTATGAGGTGCATTTACCTGTTGGGTAATATTGCTTTAAATTGAATCATCTACTGATTCATATATGAGGCGATTTTCCAGAAAATGAAAAGTATCCAGGACGTCCGCAGGCAAAATCTCAACGACTTGATCGACCGTGAATTCAATGGTGTTCAGACGCGGATGGCAGAAAAACTTGGAACTCAGGCAAATCTGGTAAACCGCTGGGCTCTTGGCAAGAAGGTTATCGGCGATCAGGTTGCACGAAAAATTGAAGCTGCCGCCAATAAACCCCGTAACTGGCTTGATATTGATCGCTCGCTTTCTCAGGAGGGTTTTCAGCCTGTCGGCCCGAGTGATATAGGTCAGCTGGCGGCTCACAACCTGGAACGCTGGATGAGCGAAAGCCGCGACCTTTCAACGCAGGGAAAACTACACCGCGCATCCGGCGTCGCCCAGGTGACAATCAGCCGCCTGTTAAACAATGAGGTCAGCGTTTCCATTTCCACCCTGGAGAATGTTGCATCCGCATTCGGGCGTCACGGCTATGAATTACTGATTCACCCGCACGACCCTGCAACCATCAACTATGATCGCTCGCGCTACGCATTGTTACCCGAAACCGAGAAAGCAAAGATCGAAAGTTACATTGAATTTGTCATCAACCAGAACGAAAAAAACAAACAATAAAATCATATTTTTCAGTAAGTAAGCCGCCTTCTGGCGGCTTTTTTATTGCCTATTCGATTACCTAATGGGTAATTTTTTTAACTCATATCTATTGACATCAAACCAGATACGCATAATTATTACCTCAACGGTAACAGACCGAGGTAACAAGTTATGCAGTGGAAAATCATCAACGGTTGGTACTGCGTTACTGCATGCGGATTCATGAGCTGGAAGTTCCGCACCTTACAGGAAGGCATTAAGTGGGCTTTCGTCAGCAAAGAAGCTCGCGATGTGGCCAACGATAACGAGATATGGGAGGGCTGATAATGAACGTTAATCAGCAGAAAAATCTTCAAAAAATCATGCTGGCATTCGACAAGGACTACCGCCTGTCAGAACAGCTATATGACCGACAAGTTGAACTGATTGAGAGTATCCGGCTTCATCAACTGGCATCAACTTTCGACGTTGTAACAGTTAAAGGCGTTCGCCAGGAAGTACTGGAGGCCGCTAAAGACAGCCCTGAGTTCGAAGAACTGATGGATTCCTACCGGCGCGAGGCAATGGCAATTATCGCCCGCTGGGATCTGGCTGATCAGCTTGATGGGCAGAGGGACGCGGCATGAAGCCGGGAATTTATTTCGACATCAGCAACGAAGACTACCACGCCGGGGACGGCGTGAGTAAGTCGCAACTGGACATGGTTGCCAAGAATCCGGCGCTTCTTAAATGGGTTCAGGCAGCACCAGAAGACGAAGAGAAAAAGTCTGCACTGGATATGGGAACCGCATTGCACTGTCTGCTTCTGGAGCCTGGAGAATTCAACAAACGCTTCATTGTTTCACCGAAATTCGATCGTCGGACGAAACAAGGTAAAGCTGACGAAGAGGCATTTCTTCGTGATGTGGCGGATATGGGGATTACGGTACTTGATGACGAGCAGTGGCGGAAACTGGAGCTGATGCGTGATAGCGCAATGGCTCACCCAGCGGCACGCTGGATGTTGGAAGCACCTGGTTACTGCGAAGCATCAATGTACTGGAACGATGAAGAGACGGGTGAGTTGTGCCGAATTCGTCCAGACAAATGGCTGAACGAGCACAACGTGATCGTCGACGTGAAAAAGGTTGCAGATATGGACCGTTTTGCACGCCACATCGAGGAATTCCGCTACCACGTGCAGGACGCAATGTACCGCGAAGGAGCAATGAGGGTTACTGGTCAGCCGCATGGTTTTTTCTTTCTTGCCGTAAGCGAAAGCATTGATTGTGGTCGGTATCCGGTACGCGTGTTCGAGCTGGATGCGCAGGATGTCGATGCCGGGCACGCTCTGTTCCGCCGGGATCTGAATACCTATCACGAATGCCGCATCAACGATGAGTGGGGCGGAGTGGAAATTATTAAACGCCCTGACTGGGCACGTAAACAGGATATGTACGTATGAGCAATGATATCGCAATCACATCACAACCAGGCGCAACTGTAGGTACTGCTGCGGCAATCTTCAGCCCGGAGGGCATGAATCAACTGGTGCGTTTCGCGGAGTTGATGTCACAAAGCAAAGCGACTGTACCGAAACATCTTGAAGGCAAACCTGCCGATTGTCTGGCGGTGACCATGCAGGCGGCACAGTGGGGAATGAACCCTTTCGCCGTGGCGCAGAAAACGCATGTGGTAAACGGAACGTTAGGCTACGAAGCACAGTTGGTAAACGCGGTCGTATCCTCTTCCAGCCTGCTGGCGACACGCCTGAATTATCGCTGGAGCGGTGACTGGTCGAATGTTAACGGCAAAACAGATAAATCACCGAATCTGACGGTAACTGTGTCAGCAGTTCTTAAAGGAGAAGCAGAACCCCGTGAGCTTACCATCAGTATGGCGCAAGCCGGAGTGCGTAACTCTCCATTGTGGGAACAGGATCCGCGCCAGCAGCTTGCCTATCTTTGCACGAAACGATGGGCTCGCCTGCACGCTCCTGATGTGCTTCTCGGTGTTTACACCCCTGACGAATTACAGGAAACGGCACCGCGCGTTGAGCGAGACATTACTCCGCAAACAACTACTGCTGCGGGAATGAACAGTCTGATCAACGCTAAACCAGTGAAAAAGCCTGATGAGCAAACTCGTAAAGCGGATAGCCGTGATCCAGAAGAAATGCTGATGGCCTTTACCAGCGCAGCGATGAATTACAGCACTGTCTCCGAACTGGATAAGGCTTACAAATACATTGCACAAAAACTTTCAGATGATGACGAACTGCTGGCAAAAGCCACCGACGTTTACAGCGTTCGTCGGGAAGAATTAAACGAAACATCTATGTAACCACCACCGCGGCGCCACACGCGCCGCACTGCAACCAAGAGAGGTATTTATGAAAGGTGCATTAGGTAAGAAGGAACTCCTGGCGGTGGTGCCACTGTCATGGAGCACTATCGACCGTATGGAGCGCGCAGGGGAATTTCCTAAACGCTGGTATATCACTGACAAACGCTGCGCATGGAACCGTGACGAAGTTGAGCGTTGGCTTGATGAACGTCAGGCAGCAAGCCCGGCAGAGTTCCAGGGTAAAAAACCTCCTGTTCAGCAACGTGTATATCGTCCCGTGAGCAACGCTGCATGAGTGCGCTGCTAAGGCACTGGAGCAAATGGTCAGGATGGTACTTATTCCTGGCCTCTGTTTCAGCATGGCTTTATCTGCTGGCATTAATTTTCAGAGAGGGTTGGATTAAGTGAGAAAGTTAAGCCGACTTGAAAAATATCACATGAATAAGGTTTCAATGCGCAGTCCGTCAAAGATTGTCGCCGTTACTCCTGCGGCGATAGAGATCGAAAAACGCGCGATTGAAAGAGAGAAAAAAGGGCAATTCCGCATTGCCGCTCACCTTTGGCTTCAGTGTATGGATGTTGCTTCTGGTGATGTTGAACGTGCAAGGATCGCGGTTCGCAGGGACCAATGTATCACAAAAGGTAACGGCCTTCGCCGTGGCGACTATAGCGGCATAGGATGTTGTGGGGTGGTTTATGACTAAGAAATACACACTAATCTATGCAGATCCACCCTGGGTATACCGGGACAAAGCCGCAGATGGTAATCGCGGTGCCGGTTTTAAATATCCGGTTATGAGTGTGCTGGATATCTGCCGCCTTCCTGTGTGGGATTTGGCCGATGAAAACTGTCTGTTGGCCATGTGGTGGGTGCCAACACAACCACTCGAAGCACTAAAAGTTGTTGAAGCCTGGGGATTCCGTCTGATGACGATGAAGGGCTTCACGTGGATAAAATGTGGTAGTCGACAACCAGATAAACTGGTTATGGGTATGGGACACATGACTCGCGCCAATAGTGAAGATTGCCTGTTTGCGGTAAAGGGAAAACTACCTACGCGCATTAATGCAGGGATCGTTCAGTCATTTACCGCACCGCGGCTTGAGCATTCAAGAAAGCCAGATATCGCTCGTGAAAAACTTGTGCAATTATTAGGCGATGTTTCTCGCATTGAACTGTTCGCCCGCCAGACGTCTCATGGCTTCGATGTTTGGGGTAATCAGTGCGAAGACCCGGCAGTGCAACTACACCCTGGATACGCGTTGGATATTGGCGGATTAACAAATGCATTCAGCAATGCTCCGCTGTCACCAACAGACAACCAGGGGCGGGAGCGTGCTGCATGAACAGGGCATCACCAGCAGATTTAAGAAAATGCCTTGAAACTGCAAACATGCTTGCACACAGCGGGATCAGGTTTGTTCCAATTCCCGCTGTCACTGATGCTGAATTTGCAACACTGTCAGCAATATTCGAAAACAAAATTGAATCACTGGCAGCAGAAGCAGAGATGGAAGAAAATCAGCAGAACTATTAAACGTTATTCCCCCGCCATCCACTTCTCAAACTTCGACGGGGAGAACGGAATCAGATCCGTATGCTCCCCGTCAATCCATGAATCAATCATATCGGCCCACTGCTGCAACATGTAGGCGCGCTGTCTGGCGTATTCCGCTTTGTTATATACGGCGCGCACACCTTTCTGCTCATGTGCCAGAGCCTTTTCAATCCAGTCTGAAGGATAACCAGCCTCATGCAACAACGTACTAGCTGTACGGCGCATATCATGTACAGTGAAGTCCTGAATATGCTCACCATCTTCATTTATTATTTTCACCGTTCTGTCGATCAGAGAGTTCAGCGCGGCATTAGATAATGGCTTCCGGAAATTGTAACGACCAGGAACCAGATATTCACTTCCACCAGCGCACATCTGCAACCCGACCAATATATCCTGTGCCTGTTTAGGCAGGTAAATAACGTGCGCCCGGCTTCCCTTCATGCGGTCTGGAGGAATTGTCCATGTCCATTTTTTAAAATCTATTTCATCCCACGTTGCATTGGTGAATTCGCCCTTACGAACCATAGTGATAAGCACCAGTTTTAAAGCCATTTTCATAGTGCCCATAGCACCAATGGCATCCAGCGTGCGGAAGAACAGGCCAATTTCTTCTGGTGTCAGTGTTCGCTCTCGTGGTTTAAATATGGCGATAGACGAAGGTTTAATGTCAGCCGCAGGATTAAACAAACCATGACCACGGTCATTGGCGTGACGGTATACGCTACTGATGATCTCCCTGGCCTGCACTGCTGTTGCCCGGCCACCGCGTTCGACAATCCGGTCACACAAATCACGAACCATCGATGTGGTAATTTCAGCCATCATTTTATTGCCAAGAACCGGAAGTATGTCACGGTCGATCACCGCCTGTTTCATTGCGCGGGTACTGTCAGCCAGGATGACGTGTTTCATATAACTGTCGGTATGTACCGCAAACGTCTCGGCACCACGAATCTTTTTGATACCGTCACGTTTAGCCGCAGCCGGTGACTGGCCTGCTTTAAGCAGCTTCTTTGCAGCAATCAGTTCTTCTCGCGCTTCTGCCAGGCTGATACCGTCACGCCCATACTGCCCGATTACCAGTGTTTCGCGGCGACCGTTGATACGGTAGTCATAGCGAAACGAGACCGTGCCTGACGTAAGCACAGCTACATACAGCCCGTCACGATCGGAGACCTTGTACAGTTTGTCCTGCGGCTTGAGGTTTTTTAATTTTGTATCGGTAAGCACAATTCACCCGTATAGAAACCATTTTCATGACGGTATGAGAGTATACCTTTAAGGTAATACCGTCACCTGTACCGACGAAAAATATGGTGTAGAGTGAATAGAAATGAATACATAAAAACAAAAACCCTCTGTAAAAACAGAGGGTTAAATTAGCATCTGAATAGGAATGAGTTGCTATGAGTTAGCTGTTAATCATTCCCACTCAAT